GCCATTTGTCTTTAAGCCTTATTTTTGCAACTGTTTCGTTTTTGTCAGCTGGCTTACGATACCACATTAAGGTTTCACCGTCTATAGGCAAGTATTTAGTTTTTGGCATAATTCCTACAAGTGTATCATAATTAAAGTTAATATCAGTTTTATATATTTCGCCACCACTTTCAAACCAAATAGGTCTATTTTCCTCTGCTATTTTGCTAATGTACAATGTGAATAAACCGTCTACCGTTCGTCCTCTTTGCATTATTTGATAATCTGCTAAAGTGTCTATATCTATTGGTAAGGTTTCAACCCACAGTTTAGTAAATTCGTCAATAAATTGTGTGTCTTTGTTGTGGGGCAATATTAGTGTGTTGCTATAATTTACACTCTTGCCATAAATCTCATACCTTGTTGTGCCAGTAACTTCCGCTTTTTGTGCCATAACCGATTTAATTTCGGAATATACTACTTTATCGTTACTATCAGTTCCTAGCTTGTAAGCAAAATATATTTTTTGGCAATCTGCTAGTCTTAATCCTTTTGGCATAATATCACCCGTTTATAATGGTCTATCAAAGCGTGTAGATTTATAAATGTATCCACTAGGTTTAAGATATTGGGGAACATTTCTTGAAATTATACTAGCACAAACATCAGAACTTTCGTATCTGTCGCTTACACTGTTAGCACTTCTTGAAATGCTACCCTCAATTCCCATTGTATTGTATTTTTGCAAAACACATTGAATGAGAACTCTATCCCAAGCGGTATTGTATTTATCTGCATTAGCATAAGAAACTATATCATATAGGCTTTCGTCAATTAAATCTTCCATTAAATCACTGTCACTGCCTAGTACAGGGTTTCTCCTTGCTATTTTTGCTTTAATCGTATCAATCCACATTCTTTAATATCCCCAAGTGTTTGTTTGACGGTTGCAATAATTTAATACTACAACCGCCATTATTTCTTTAATTGTTAAGCTACAGTAGCTATGACCATATTGTTAATATTTTTAGGTACAGGCAGATAAACACCTTCAGCAAGTGTCCAAATCCCAGCGGGGTCATTATTCGCCCATCTCTTAATATAACACATTGCTTTTTCATTTCCATTAACACCAATGTCCATTAATTCGCTAGGAGTTACACAGAATAAACCAGTTCCAAATGCTGCTCTTGTTCCCAAGAAAGTGATAACATCTTCAGGGAAAAATCTATTAAGCGTGTTTCCACTTGCAGAAGTTTTGTAAACTTCGTCATTTGTTACAAACTCAATATCAAAGTTTGCAAGCAACCACGCCTTTAATGCTCCCATAGTCATAACTTCGCTTGACATAGTCGCATTGAGAAAAGTTGAGCAATAGCTTCATTTTTAAGCATTAAGTTCATAACTTTCTCACTTGTAATTGCTCTTAAAATGTTTATACCAAGAGCTTTAGCCTTTGATTTTATTTGTGTTAAGTCACCAATTATATCGTGATTTGCAACAGACCAGTTGTTAAGAAGTACTTTATGAGAATTAGACAAGCCAAAATCAACATTATATGTAGCATTATTTTCGTTAATTGTTATAGCACCAGTCGCTAAAACTTCCATATTCATAACTTCTGTACGAGTTATTACACGAGAAAGCAAATTGCTCATATCATCATATACATAATCTTTAAGTTTGTCTTTGCTTGCACCATCATTAAGGAAATACATAAGTCTTTCAGTTTGATTTATTTTTTCCTTAATCAGCAACTTTTCGGCTTGAACTTCTATATAGCTAGGTCTATCGCCAATTCTTGCCTCGCTATCAAAAGCGTGAACTTGTGCCATTACAGGTATATCTCCACCTTCCATTAGCATTTTGGCAGATACTTTAAGATTATCTGTTTTTTGCATTGGAAAAAGTTTTTGACCCATATAATCTTTGTTATATGAATAATTTTCTGCAAAAGACACAATATCTTTATCTTCTATAAGTTTTAAGAAATCCATTTTCATATCCTCCTAATTATTCTAAGGACACTATGTTAAGTGTTGCACGTATTTCTTCGTTTGGTGTAAGGCTTTCATTAATAAAAGTACCAGCTAATATCTTAAGAGGTATTTCTACTGCAGCCGCAGGAGCTGTAGTTTCGCTTTCTTTGATATTAACAACAACGATTGAAGCATCAGTTTCATCAACGGCTAGAGTGCCATATTCAACCCATACACCACCCCAAAAGCTATAAAGTTTAGGTGTTCCAACAATGGTAACAGGTGTATTCATATTAAGTCTGCAAGCCGTAACAGTCGATAACACAGGTGTTTGAAGTTCATTTGGTTCAAATACAAGAGTATCTGCAACTCCGTCAAGCTTAATTTCAATACTACGAACAACAGGAACAGGAGCATCAGCAGCATCACCAAAATTAGGTCTAACGACT